ACAAGACTTATCTGTATATCCGGGCAAAGTGTTTAGAAGACAGGGTGGAGCACCGGGACAAGCTATCTTTGGTACAAAGTTTCCAAATGTGTCTAATGAAAATATACAATTATTTGATAAGGCAAGACAGTTAGCAGACGAAAGCACAGGACTACCATCCTTTGCTCATGGTCAAACAGGTGTAACAGGGGTGGGCAGAACTGCTTCAGGTATATCAATGCTTATGAACGCAGCATCAGGCAGTATCAAAACTGTTATAAAAAACGTAGACGATTATTTACTACGACCATTAGCAGAAGGCTTCTTTAGATTCAACATGCAATTTGACTTTGATCCTATGATAAAAGGAGACCTAGAAGTCAAAGCACGTGGAACAGAAAGTCTGATGGCAAACGAAGTTAGATCACAAAGGCTAATGCAGTTCTTAGGTGTAGCATCTAATCCTGCGTTAGCACCTTTTGCAAAGTTTCAATATATTATACGTGAGATAGCAAAGTCTATGGACTTAGACCCTGACAAAGTTACCAACAATATGGATGAGGCAGCACTACAGGCAGAGCTTATGAAAGAGTTTCAAGCTCCGTTACCTGAAGGGCAACCTCAACAACCACCTGCAGGAGCAGACCCAAATGATCCTACAGGAGCAGGTGGAGCAACTATAGGAACAGGTCAAGCACCTATTCCGGGTGAGCAAGGATTTACAGGAGTACCTCAAGCAAGTGGACAAGCAAATACTCAGCAAACTGAAACCGATGGTGAGCAACAACCACCAATGGGAGGCATTCAGTAATTACGTTGATGCTTTAGTTGAGCAACAACATAAAATATTAGAACAAGCAGATAATGATATTATCATGTATCGTTCTCAAGGTGCAGTGTCATCTTTGAGAAAACTTAAATTACTTAGGGATGAAGTGTTAAAGAATGCTTAATTTAAAAGAACAAAACAATAAATTGTTTTCCGTAGATGACTACGATGAAGATGATATTAGTTCTAAATCTAAAATAATAAAAGCATTAGATAAAC